AGCAATTTGCATCAGGCGGGTTGCGCCTGCAAATACCTGTCCACCTATTAGGTTTACAGGCTTTAGACCGTAAGGGGCCGAGACTGTAGGATAAGCCATAAAAGACTCCTAAAATTTAAGTACCAGAACCGAAAGTAACCTTAGTTTTTCTCTCTGAGAAGAGAGGCATCCTAGGATCATTTTCACGAAGGAAATTGTTATCCACCGAGTCAATCTGAGACTTATTTTGCTTGTCGTAATAATCGGCACGCTGCTTTAAGAACTCTTCAGGAATACGGCACAATAACAACCCACCAATTTCAATGCTGCCTTTAAAGCGGCCTTCAACGGTGGCGTGCATCATAAGCTCGGGATAATCTTCTGCTTTGCAGGGTTCATATCCTTCACGTAACTTAGAAGAAATATTACTAGGATCAGCTTGGCCCATCGTACTAATGCGAACGTATCTATGCTTCCAACCGGGACGGTCTTCGGGCATAGGTAACGTCTCAGGCGGACGCCACGCTTCAGGGCGTTGAGTCACTGCACGAGTATCTAGCTCACGAGCTAAACGATTTTGAGTCTTTCCAGACGTTAAAGCTTGATCCATTATTCACCTCTTCTTAGTTGAGCAACCTGTTTAGCGTATTCTTCCAAAGGAACCCCAAGACGGCGAGCAATCGCTGCTTCGGATGCCTTCAGCCTAATACGATTAGGCGGAGTGCTACGGGAGGCGGGTGCCACCACGTTAGCGGGCTTTGTTGCACGGCGCGGAGGTTCATCCTCGTAAGCCGGTTCTGATGCCTTTTTCGAAGGGGCGTCATCTTCATAGCTCTGAGCACCGTCATAGTACTCAGGGAATCGTCGACGCATTGTAGCGTCTACTCGTTTGTAGTACTCATCACTACCCACAAAGTTAGCACCGTGTTCCTTTGCCAGCTTTTGATGCAACCCGAGGGCGGATGCTGTCATTTCAGGATCGGTGCCAAACCAAGTGTTTTTCTGCATCCAACTTTCATCTTTTGGAGTAACAGAAGGTTGATTTGTACTACGTTGTTGTATTTGTACATCATTTTCTTGAACTTGTAAAGGCTTCATGTTCTGAACTTTATCTAAATTCAGCGTTGCCCGCGAAACTTCTGCCTGTGCTTCTACTACGGCATCGGAATCTCCAGACTCATAAGCCTCTTTATATCGTTTCTTAGCATTGTCAAATTCCATCTCTGCGGAACTCTTTGACTGCTCAATGTACGCCCTTGACCCAAGCGACACTTGTTCTTGTAGCTTGCGGTTTTGATCCCACAACTGCTTAGCCAGCTTCTCAGCCGCTTCGCGTTCACGCAGTGCTTCTTCTTTAGCGCGGCGTTCATCGTGATATCCACGTGTAAATTTCTTTAGGCGTAGTTGAACTTTTTCGTCGTACTCGGATAGTTCATCTTCCGTTGGGTCTTCAGGTGGTGTTTCGTCGGGCTTACGGCCACGATCCCTACGAGGCGTGTCATTTTCAATTTCTACTTCAAACCCGCCATCATCTTCTACTTCGGGTTTACCCTTAGCTTCTTCCTCTGTTTCATGAGGAAACTTAAAGTCATCTTTTAACTCAGTTTGTGCCATGTGTTACTCCTTATGCTGCACGTGTAATTCCACGGGGGTCTTCCACAACTGCTTCAACCGAATCATCATTGAGGATACGGAATTCACGGCCATGGATCTTCAGACGGGTGCCTGAATTTGGTCGGCAGATGATGAAATCACCTTCCTTGCAACTCGGGCCGCTGGGGAACCGAGTGGTATCTTTGTAGCAGTCAGGCCCAAGCTTGACGACAAATAGAACAGGAGTAAGTACTTCCTCAAAATGCATAGATTGGCTGGATTTAATAATTCCAACTTCACTCTCTGCATACTCTTGCATAGCTTCAGGCACCACACACAAAATATGAAATGTACGTGGGTCAGGCAACTGCTTAGCTTTGTCTTCGGCTGGTTTGTTAAGAATGCCAGACAAGTCCACGGCAGCGACGTTAAATTCAGTCATCAGATTTCTCCATTTTTTGCACGAGGTCATTAATAATGTTTTCTGCTAGGTTAAGACCTCGGATTACCCCACAGATACTTCGATACTCTTCTATGTCAGCGGCTCTGCCGTTGGCAAGATGAAAAGCTTGCTCCGCTCTAAGTCGTTCTATCTCGTTAGCGATATGCGCCAATAGCTTGTAGTCGTTCAATCTCTCTCCCTCTTAGGTTTTTGGGACGTTCTTTGTGCCGCTTGCACAGCCATCTGAGCGCGGTTCTTGGCGATATCAACGCCAATTTTGGTACCCTCAATAAGCTGTTGCTTCTCGAGTTTGTCTTTTGCAGCGGCTGCGCTTGCACCAACTTGCATAGCCGCAATTTCTTTTTGAGCCGCAATACGTGACTCTTCAATCTTGAGTTGGTCAGCTTTAGCTGCCGCATCAATCTGTTGTTTTTGCTGTTTAAGCTGCAACTCTTGCATCTTGATTTGCAACTCTTGCTGTTGCATTTGGATGAGGGGGTCTTGCATTTGCTGCTGTATTTGCTGCTGCGCGGCTTGCGATTGAGCTTGCTGAGTCATACGAGTTGACGCTTGTGCAGCCAGTTGTGCAACTTGTGCAGCAACCTCGGGAGCCATGTTCTTTTCTTGCTCCTCTGTTGGTAACAACAAACCAACTGTTTGCTCAACCTCTTTGCGATATGCGTACGCCAAGTGCTCGTTGATGTGCGCCATCATTGCCGCAGTAAGTGCTTGACCTTGCGGTGTCTGCCCAACTAAACCCATGATCTTAGGGTTCTGCAGCATGCTTGTGTGCACTGCAATATGAGCTTGGTGATCCTGCTCAATAAACGCTTTAACAGGTTTGCCTGTCAGCACATTCTGGTTCTCTTGCACTGGGTCTGTAGCTTTAGCATCATCCTCAATCGGGATAAGTTTTGCTGCATTCTTAATGCCCAACACCTCAATCATCTGGCGGTGTAAAAGTGGCAAGTTGTACAGTTGCGGTGCTGTTTGTGCAAGTTGAAGTGCGGCTTGGTATTGCACAATCTTCTGCGCCATTGTTGCAGCGTTTGGATCGCTCACAGGAATCACAGCAACCATATCGTAGTCAGACTTCTTAGCACGACGTGAACCATCGACTGGATCGTAGTCATACTCTTCTGGTGTGTAGTCAGCAATGATGGCTTTCAAGAGGCGGAACTCTTGACGCATCGAGTAGTGCATACGTGCTTGCACTGCACCCATCACTTTCAACGTACGCTCAAGAATAGCCAGTGTTGTACCTACGGGTGCTTGCGCACTCATGTCACTGACGTTCATGTCTCCTGCGGATGCAAACTGCCTACCCTCTTGCACAATGTTCTGGAACAAGGCAAAGAGAACCTGACTGGGTTCTTTGTACGGCAGAGGCAAGATATTGTCTCTAATTGAACCACTGGGTACGTCGACATCACGAAACTCTCCCGGTGCGATAGGCGTGTCGTCGCCCTTGACTCGGAGTCCTCTGGACTTGAGGCCACCCGGTAAGTTAGATAGCGTACCTGCATCAACGAGCTGCCTGATGAGCATGGTCGCGCTCTTTGCATATCCGCCGATAAGGTGAATGAGACCATATCCATAGAATCCAAACCCCGGTATATATTGGTAATGTACAAAGTGCTGGCGCTTGATGTGCAACTCATCATCTTCATACCAATTGCGACGAATGGCAAGAATCTTAGTTGTCGCTTTCTCAACAGTCACAACATACGGCAGTGCTATGCCCGTCTTTTCACCATCTTTGTCCTCGTGCTCATAGCCTTCTAAGTCAAGGTCAACGTGCATCTCAAGTATGCGGAACCTCTCATCCTGCAGTGCTGACATGCCTGTTTCTTCAGCTTTCTGCTTCTCAATATCATCAAGCTCACCGGACGGCTCACCTAAGTCTACGTCGCTGTAAAACCCAGCTTCTTGCAGTTTAAGAATCTCATTTTCAGTCTTACGCATCACGTGCGTAACGCGCTCGGCACGCTCTAAATTAGACGCGCCATAAGGAACAACAATGTCTTCTGCTGGGATGAACATCGCAACTTGACGTCCAATGCTCGGGTCGTAGTAGACCTTCTTAAACGCGGAGCCTGACAGAGGTAGATTCCACAATAACTTCTCATGCTCTGGACGATACTCAACCATCACCTCAGTGAGCTGGTAGTTCATGTCTTCTCTTACGCGAGCAGATGCTTCTTCTTTAATAGGAGTATCCTTACCCAAGATCTGCGTCTTCACAGGGCCTGCAGCGGGGAACGTCTCCATAATTCCCTCGGACTGAAAGCGCACAACAGACTCAGTCAACATGGGGTGGAACACACCACAAGCACCGGCCCATGGCTCTGTTCTTTCCTCATACTTAAGACCCAGTAGCTTCAAGCCTTCAACGTAGGTTCTAATCCAATCTTTACGGTCGTTGATATCCTTGTCAAAGTCAGCAACTAACTCACCACCAAGAGAATTAAGCGCACTGTCAGACATGAAGTCAGCAAGGTTGGCATCAAAGTCTTCATCGTCTTCTTTTTCTGGGCTGAGTTCAATCTCAATATCACCCATATTAATGCGCACGCCTTCAGGGTCTTCAATCTCAATCTCTATCGGGGGAGCCATGTCTTCTTCGATACCAAGAGGGGCTGCGTACAAACCTCTGTCCATAGAACTTGTTGCCATTTTTAATCCTTAAACTGTATAGAACCGCTCGCGGCGGTTGCCTTTAAACCATTTAATCTCTTCGGGCTCATCGCTTGGTAAACGCAAGAACCCACCCTGACGAAAGCGCATCAGCGCTAAAGTTGTTGCGTCAACCAAGTCATCATGCTCGCCTGACGGAAATGCTGCAACCTCGTCCACTAACTCTTCTGCCCAGCGGGTTTGCGGAACCCATACTTTTCCACTTGCAATTATGTCTGAGACTGAGTTTAAACGGGCAATTTTGTCTTGCCCCTTACTAGGCGTGTACTCCTGCACTGGTATGCCCATCGCTCTTAAGTCATATATAAGAGGCGCACCAGACGCCTTCTTCTCCACAATCAGCGAGTCAGGCTCGTACTCGTTGTACTCCCTCATGACATCTCGTTTAAGGTCTGGGAACTCAACCCGCTTCTTATACGTGTTGAGAAGAATGATGTTGGGCGCAAAGTTGTCCTCTTCACAATTGAAGATACCCCACGTCGTGCCTGCGGAATAGTCAGCACGCTGGGTTTTCTCAAACGCCGTGTCCCACGACTGGAGGATGTAGTCACAGACAGGAGGATCGTCTTTTTCCCACCACTTCCACCAATCGCGCTTAACAATCGCGCTCTCGTTACCCACAGGATTCTGCTGATACTGCGCTTGCCACTTGGAATTGGGAAGTTCTTCACGAAGGGCTTCCAGCTCAGCCAAACTCCAAAATTGCGGCCACAGCGGATTACCTGAAGGAAGGATCGCGGGAAATTCAATGACTTCCCACTCTTCACCACTGCGTTGTGCTGCACTTTTTAGTACCTGTCCTGTTAAATCTCGTTGCGCCCAGCGTGTCATAACTACAACAATAGCTCCGCCCGGCTGCAAACGCTGACGGGGGCCTGATGTATACCACTCATACACCTTGTCATACACTTCTGGGTTGCTTGCTGCCATTGCAGCCTCTTGTTCTGAGTGCGGATCGTCAATAATGAGCACATCTGCGCCCTTACCGGTCACTGTACCGCCCACACCAATCGCAAAATAGTCACCACCCTTGCTGGTATTCCACCTTCCGGCTGCTTTTGAGTCTTGTTGTAGCGCTAAATTAGGGAAAATACTACTATAGACCTCAGAATCCACCAAATTTCGCACTTTTCGACCAAATCCGACCGCTAATTCGCCCGTATTAGACGCCTGAATGACTTTTTTATGTGGAAACTTACCCAAAAACCAAGCCGGAAGCAAGTAAGAAGCAAACTCAGACTTAGTATGACGGGGAGGCATATTAATAATAAGCCGCTTACAAGTACCATTTGCCACACGTTCAAAGGCATCCGCCATTCTCTTGTGGTGTGCGCCTGAAATGAATGTGGGCCATACTCGTTCAACAAACTTGATGAATTTTTCTTGGCATAGTTCACGGTCTTTGAGTTTCTCGAGTTTAACAAGTGAAGCCTCTAGCACGCGCAGGTCAGCTTCCGACAACTTGCCGGTGTTTATCGCCGCTTCTATGTCTTTAAGCGTCAGGCTCATTCAGCCTCGTCCTTTTCAGGTACGTCTTGGCGGGTATCTTCTGCTGGGCCTAGGTGCGTATCCAGATCATCTAAGGGCGTTACATCTGTTATGTCTGCATTCATGAGCCGCTTGATGCGCTCTTTAATAGAGTCCTCAAGTCCCTTGCTTGTAGTGTGGTGCACAGTAATCTCACTGCGCTCAGTAAACAGACCAATGTCGGAATGTTTGCCAAGAAGCTCAAGGGCTTTGATCTCAATCTTGGGATCGCCGCAGTCAGTCATCTTGACTAGCTTATTAGTAATGAATGTGCGGGCCTGCTGGATGTCCGCAAACGCTTGGAAGTCAAACGTTTTAATTAATACTGAAGCCGCCTTCGCCTCCGCAGGTACTGTTATGTGCTTAGGTGTAGCCGGTTTATCGGTACCGTTGAATAACTCCGCAGTTTTATGCAGGTCTTTATCTTCGTAGTCAAGGCCGGGGCCGAGCTTGTCGATTAGGTTTGAGGTATTTACAGCGATGGCAATGCCGTCCTTGTGAGTCTTAGGCTGCTCATCGGACATATCGAACGGTAACGGATGTTCCGTTGTTGGCTGAATTTCAATCATAGGCACCGAGTAGTTATCGGGAATGCCCGAAATGTAACACAAACTTTAAAATTTTTGCAAAATTTTTTTTGACTGCCCGATTTATTTTGCACCGGGGGGTGTTTGGGTGAAGAGCTTTGTAGCATTGTGGTACAGAAAACATAAGGGGGAGGGGGGATTTTTAATTTAGCTGTTCGACAGTGCAACACTGTGTGTATAGGATCACGGGACTCCTATGTGTTAAATCTGGGGTGTGGGGTGTCGGTGTCGGCAAAATCTAACATTTGTTAGCCCTTATCCCCCCTATTTATTTTGTTTATTTATTACTTGCTATTATTTTGCACCACGTTATAATAGACCCATGGCAACGAAAAAAGCTTTGTTGTTATGCTTAGGTAGCTAGCGGGTTTTTCCAAAGCTACCATGTTAGAAAAGGTTAGATTATGTCTACTCAAGTTATTTCGTCTCCCGCCGTTGACACCGGCATTTTATCCATCGCACGCAATGCACTGGTTGAGGGTGTAACTAAAACCGGTGTTGTAATTGAGAACTACTCAAGTGCTATTGCATCGGTATTCGATCGCAAGGATACCAACGGCAACGTCATTGCAAAATGGTATGACCTAGACGGCAAAGAAGCAAAGGGTATCAAGTTAGAGAAATCATTATTCGCTAACACCCTAATGGATCGTGATCCTAAGTTCATCAAGTCTATTGATGCCGATGGAAAGCGTACACATACGGCAACAGTTGACACCTACTGGATGCGCGTGAAGATCGCTAGCGGATACGTGCCAAAGGGTAAACTCAAAGGTTCAAATGACGTTGACGCAAAAACGGCAACAGAATTGAAGACCATGATAAACCGGATTCTAGGTGCGGAAGAAGCCGGACAAGAGTGCCACGCTAGCACTATTCTAGAAAACCTTAAGAACAGCTACTTTGTTCTTACTGGTGAAGCTTACAACGCCAACAAGTAAGTAAACGACGGAACCTAGGGGAAACCCTAGGTTCTAACAAATGTTAGATTTTAAGGGGAACAAAATGAAACCATCGTTCAAGCATGATTGTGATAAGTGTAAGTTTGTCGGCAAAGTATTTCGAGCCCTTGATTTGTATGGCGAGAAAAAGGGTGTTGCAGATTTGTACTTGTCGTGCAATTATGTAAACGAAATTGGGGCTAAGTACATTTTGCGTTGTTCAAGCAAAGATTACGATTACATCACGACAAGCAATTTAGACACTTGGATTGTATAAGGGGAAAATCATGGAATTAAATTTGGAACAAAAACAAAACCTTCTAGAAGCATTACACAATAAGGTAATGGGAGACATTCAACAATATGTTAGTGGGCTAACCACTTTGCCAGAGTTGGCAATTTCAATCGGCAATGTTGAACGGGTTTACACGCAACGTATTGAATCCATGACGGGTTTACTTTGCCCCAATACTGGCTTACGTTTCCCGCACAACTAAACCTAATGTTACAAAACCCAGCCCGCTTTATGCGGGCTTTTTTGCGTCTGTCTCTAACAAATGTTAGCGTACCACTAAGTTATTTTTCCCCGAAGTTTTTGTCGTGTACCAGTTCTCTGTGCGGGGGTAGGGGCAGTGCTTAAAATTTAAGCGATGTTACAAAACTGCACCAGTTCTCTGTGCGGGGGTAGGACTAAGCGCAGTTCTAACAAATGTTATGTTCCCATGTTGCAATGTTACGCCTAATGTTACGTTGCAATTCACGTAAGTTGTTGATTTTAAAGCAATGTTATATGTTACGTTTTTTTCGAAATGGGTGTGAGAGTCCGCAGGGACAAGACTTGTCGGAAAGTGCAAATCGAAGTACAATATATTCTAGGAAAGCCACACACACTATTATTGAAATTTTATAACTTTATAACATAACCCATTTTTTCGCTTCCAACCCCTTGATTCCATTGAGTTTTATAATGTTACATGTCAAAACTTCCGCACGTAACATTCCACAACATTGCCCCTAAAAACATAACACAGGAACGTAACATTATCCCCGATTGCAATCGCCCAAACACTTGACTTAAGTGTAACTTTGTGGTATAATTAAAGCATGGGTCGGGGATATTATTTTGTAACTTTAGGTTTGCCCCCGATCTTGCAAACCTAACAAATGTTAGAAAGGTTAGATGATGATTACAACCACAATCCGCGTGGGTCTGCGCACGTTGACCAACGGCACTAAGTTGTCGGTCTATCGTTGCTTGTTGGATGGCATGCAAGGTGTCGAAACTGACGAGCAAGCTATCGAGTATGTACGTACTCGAATCAATAACGATTGGGGTCTCAATCGTGGCATGTTGCTTAACTGCATCGACAACAACGACTACTCAATAGAAAGGGGCTAACAAATGTTAGAAACCAATCTTGACTGGAAACTATGTAGCGACTGCGAAGATGAAATATCAACCGAACGGCATCAAGCGTTCTGCATCTTCTGTGAACAAGACCGAGAGCGTAGTGCAGGTGAGGAACGTAGTTCTTGGTGCGTAGTCCAAGAGTATGGTAAGGGTAACTACCAACTTGTTACACCTGCGAGCGCACGTACAACGCTCAAACAGACTAATCAAAAAGAACTGAGGGGCTGAGCCATGGTTAGACACACCTTTTATATTGAACACGAAGACGGAACAGTCCTTGAATGGACTGGCATGAGCTTCAAGAAAGCTAGGGACATGCTTGCCTATACGCATACACACAAACCCGAGGGCGCATGCCGATTCGGTTGGTACGAGGAAGCCCATCCTGTTATGGGCGAGGAACTAAATCTAACAAATGTTAGGGAGGCGCGATGAAATATTACCCAATGGTTTGGATACTGTGGTGCAACGACAAAGGTGAGCAAGGCGTTCACATTGAAGAGTTGTTTGCCCACAAGATTGATGCCGAGGCTTACATGCGAGCGTGTGAGATAGAAGATAAACAGAGCCATTACTGGATACAAGAAAAGAAGGTGGTGCAATGAGACCAAGACACGTGAAGGTGGACAAGTTGTCCAAGCGAGTGAGTCAGACCGACTACTTACAAATGTTAGGAGAGGCGATGAAGTTCGCACGAGTGGAGGAGAGCAAGCCTGTACTCAATACCAAAGAGTTGCCCATACACACAAAGCGGGAGGTCAAATGACTGATGCAGAAAAGATTGAACTGTTGAATGAGGCGTTGAACAACCTCACGCAGTCTGCCTATGAATACATTAAAGATAAATCATCTTTCACAGTGGAAACACTGACCCTTGATATTGATAACGCCAATGCGGTATTGAAACAGATACCCCCTAAATCTTGGAACTTGGGAGGCTAACAAATGTTAACTAAATGGGAGAAGCTAGAACGTGTGGTGATACTGCTCGCCTGTATTGTCCTAGCCCTTGATTTACTTTATTGGAGACCTTAACAAATGTTAGAAGCAAGCATGAAAATGAAACTGTTCTACCCCATACGACCATGGGAGAACGAGCCCGACCATGCGGAGTGGGTACAGGAAGTTAGTGGGTACAAGTGCCGTATATCTAGGATGGAAGGGTCAGGTGCGCTATGTGGTTACGTGGGTATACCCAAAGACAATGTGTTCTGGGGCGTGATCTATGACGAGGGTAACGAAGAACTTGATGCCATAGCTGACGATGTGCATGGTGGGTTCACCTATACGGAGGAAGGCGATGATGGGTATTGGTACTTTGGGTTCGACACAACCCATGCCAATGACTTTGCACCTAAGTTGGTAGAGCTACTGATTGAGTTCGGTCGCAAGGACTTGCCGTTCACCGACTGCATGAACTACAAGACATGGGAGTTTGTCGAAGATCAAATCTTTTGGTTGGGCAAACGACTGTGGCAATACAACGAATACCACAAGAATGGGTGCAGAAATGTATGAGCCGTACTACCTTTGCCGACTACCAAGGACAGGCGTTGTGATTCTGTTGAAGGAAGGCGATTACAAATACTTGCGTAACCACGAGCGTACGTTGCGCGTGCCTGACCCCGATGCGGAAGCAATTCTTTTAACAAAGGGGCGCAAGCATGAGGTGGTTGCGTATTACAACTTAATCAATGGAGGGAATCTAACAAATGTTAGCTAGATACTACGTGACAGGGTGGAGTGGGAGGTTCGGCATGTGGATTGCCGAGAGCCTCGAAGCTAGGAACATGACAGTGGCGAAGGAAAGGTTCACGACCAAGTACCCGACACTAAAGACTATCAAGGCATACAAACTAAGGGGGGAAGCATAGGCAAAACACTTGACATACCCATTAAAATGTGGTATAATATAAGTTACTTTGGATAATAATGTCCATAGTAGCGTAGGTGTAGATGTTAAAAAAGTGCAGAGTTAATTTGCAAACGTCAACACTTAACAAATGTTAGAAATCATTAGCGTAATCAGAAAGACCATCATGGCAGAAATCAATTTCGGTAAATCAATTACCCTCAAGCAAGCGGCAAACCTTATCCGCACAAACCCAACGACTCGGTTCTTGTTACAAGGCGAGCCCGGGATTGGGAAGTCCTCCCTACTAGAGAATATCGCCGACTCCCTCGGCTTTGAGTATGCCTATATTGACGTACCCAATATGGACTTGGGTGACATCGCAATGCCTGTGATCGACCACGACTCCAAGACCACACGCTACTACCCCAATGCACGTTTTCGTATTCATGAGAACAAGCCATTGGTCATCATGCTCGATGAGTTCACGAAGGGTGCTGACCCTGTGAAGAACATGCTTCACCCTATGCTTGAGAAGGCAAACCCACGACTCGGTGACATTCCCCTCACCGCCAATACCATAGTATTCTTGACGGGTAATCTAACGACCGATGGCGTGGGCGACTCCCTCAAAGCGCATAGCCGTAACCGACTTGTGCCGGTGACAATTTGCAAACCCGATGCCGAGCAGTGGATTGAGTGGGCTATTGGTAAGGGACTCGAGCCCGAGGTGATTGCATGGGTGAATCGTTTCCCTCACGTACTCGCAAGCTATACCGATGCGGCACAAGGTGACAACCCATACATCTACAACCCACGCAAAGCTCAGCATGCGTTCGTATCCCCACGCTCATTGGAGACAGCATCGAACATTGTCCGGACTCGCAAAGAGAACGACCCTGATTCGGTGATTGCCGCTTTGACTGGTGCGATTGGTGAATCGGGTGCGCGTGATATGCAAGCGTACATTGAGTTCTCAGATCAATTACCTACATGGGAAGCCACGATCAAAGAACCAAAGACTACGACTGTACCCACAAGTCCGGGCGCATGTGCCATTGTGGTGTTCGGTGCTATCTCTCGGATTACGAAAGACACCATTAGTCCGTTCATGGATTACTTGTCTCGATTCGATGCCGAGTGGCAAGCCGTGTTCGCTATCAACATTGCCAAGAACCCTGCGAAGCAGAGTATCGCTTTCTCAAGCAGTGCGTTCAAGGACTGGGTCGTTAAGAACCAAGACCTACTCTAACAAATGTTAGGAATGAACGGCATGACTGCAACCGACTTCAAGAGGTACATCGTCAGGTGGGTAACTGACCATATAAAGAATGAAAGCGGTACTGCTCAGATACAGGTACTCGGGTACTGTGTATACGACACGAAAGAGTGCAAGACTTTGTTTGAACACAAGGACAAGCAAGTGTGTGAAAAGGTATTAACAATGGTATTGGAAGGAGTAGATCATGGGATACAGAAGTGATGTGATGGCGGTGTTCTACACCTACGACCCTAACGAGTACCCCGCAATGAAGCTATTCATTGACGAGAACGTGCCTGAGTTCTTCAGGGGTGACGAGTACATGCGGTTGTTTAGTGGTGGTATGCCTAGACACGTACAGGGTATTAAGTTCACCATGAATGGCATGAAGTGGTATCCGTCATTCCCCGAGGTAAAGGGTTTTGAAGATGCCATTAGCAAGTTTGAGAAGCTCAGCGATGGTGGGGACAAATGGTTGTGGGAGTTCGTGCGTCTAGGAGAGGAGGTGGAAGACGTAGAGGAAAGATGTTGTGCGGAATCCGAGGGTTTCCTGTATGTGAATAGAAGTATTGAGTGTGATTTTTAAACAACGAAAGGTAACAAATGTTAGAAGAACGTAAAGTACAGAAGGCGAAGATTACATTGATGCGTGACCCGAGGTTTGCCCTTTGGTCTGGTATCTTGATGGTTGGTCGTACGAGTGTAGTGGATAACATCCCAACTGCATGCACCAACGGAAGAGACGAGAAGTATGGTCGCAAGTTCGTGGCTATGCTCAAAGAGCCTGAGTTGAATTTCGTGGTACTCCATGAGAATCTGCACAAGGCTTTCCGTCACCTGACTACATGGAAGAAACTCCATGACGAGAATCACTCGCTGGCAAATGCGGCTTGTGACTACGTGATTAACCTCAAGCTCAAAGACCTCGATCCTAGCGAGCGTGTCATTGCCATGCCACGTTGGGCAGATGGTGAGTTGAAGGGTAAGCCGATGGGGTTGGTTGACGAGAAGTATCGTGGACTCAATGCCAAGCAAGTGTTCGATCTACTCAAAGAGGAGGAGAAGGGCAAGGGCGACGAGGGCGAGGGCAACCCCTGTGATGATGGAGACCCCTCAGATCAAGAGGGTGGGCCTAACAAAAGTCAGGGTAAGGGTACGAGCAAAGGTGCAGGGCAGGGCTTTGATGACCACGATTGGGATGGTGCGAAGGAGATGACCGAGGAGGAGAAGAAGGTTCTCGAGCGTGAGATAGATCAGGCTATTCGCCAAGGAGTAATGGCGCATCAGAAGATCGCGGGAACTGGTGGTGGTGATCTTGATCGGGACTTGCTCGAGTTGCTCGAACCCAAGGTTGACTGGCGTGAAATGTTGCGTGAGTTCGTGAAGTCTACGTGTAGCGCAAAAGATACATCGTCATGGCGTAAGGTAAATCGTAGGTTCTTGTCTATGGGTACGTACATGCCTAGCTTGATCGGAGAGAAGGTTGGTCACATGGTTATCGCTGTGGATACTTCAGGTTCAGTAGGACAAGAAGAGTTGTCGGGCTTCCTAACAGAAGTTAAGGGTATCGCAGAAGAAGTAAAGCCGAGCCAAGTGGACTTGATCTATTGGGATAGCCGAGTAGCCGGACACGAGGAGTACACCGAAGGTATGGTGGGCGACATTATCAACTCTACTAAACCTAGAGGTGGTGGGGGTACGTCTCCCTCATGTGTATCTGAGTATCTGAAAGAGAAACGTATCGTGCCTGAGTGCGTCATCATGCTCACCGATGGGTACGTGGGTAACGACTGGGGTCGGGATTGGACTGCGCCTGTACTGTGGGCGATCGTAGGAGGAAACGATTGTGTTGCAGACAACGGCAAAACGATTCTTGTCAAGGATTAAATGTAGGTTATTTATAACAAATGTTAGGAGGTATCAGATGGTAGTAGTAGACATTGGTTACAAGAAGTTAGTTATGCCGAAAGACAAGGCAATGCTATTGGTTGAGTGCTTAGAGAGTGCCGACGTATACGAAGAGAAGTGGTGGAGTGATGACGTGCGCAAAGAGAAAGGAATGGATAGCACTTACACCTACCACGTGTATCCGAACGAGGCATCGTTCAACATGAAGATCGTTAGTGACACACATTATCAAATGGCTAGATTAGCCGGAAAACCACAGGAGAAATGAAATGAGTATTAGTGCATCAGCAGTATTAGTAGAGTTGAACATCAGCGTTTGGCCTGCCGCAAAGATCGATCGTGAAATCACGAGCCAAGTCAATGCAAGCGCATCAGCACACAAAGATGCGTCACAGACCAAGAAGAATCTGTTTGCGGGTACAAGCCTACGAGCAGACATTGAGAAGTTCGCCGCAAGAGTTCGTCTTTACAACAACCAACACACCTTACCTTGGGCAGACAAGGGTGAGCGCATGTTGCCGACCAAGTTGTTCATGGACTACAAACAGACCATGAATGGATACGAGCGTACGTTCAACATGTTGTGCGATAACTTCTTTGACGAGTACGAGAGGTTGGTTGACGAAGCCAAGGTCAACTTGGGTTCTATGTACAAGGCAGAGGACTACCCCGATCTAACAAATGTTAGGACTAAGTTCAGCTTTAGACGTAGTGTGAAGCCATTGCCCGAGGCGGGCGACTTTCGCTTAGACATTCCTGCGCATGACTTGGAGGAAATGAGATCTGCATACGAGTTGCAGTATTCGGAGAAGCTGGCCGATGCGATGCGCACACCATGGGAACGCCTGCACGAAGTTCTCTTGGGTATGTCCAAAAAGTTGGAAGATGTAGGTGACGGGAAGAAGCGTTTCCACGACTCATTGATTAGCAACCCATTGGAGTTGTGTGAGTTGTTGACGAAGCTGAACGTGACTAACGACCCCAAGTTGGAGGATGCACGTAGGCAAGTAGAGCTAGCTATGCTTGGAGCTGACATTGAAGAGGTCAAGGATAGCCCGTTGGTTCGTGAGAATCTAAAGTCTAAGGTCGATGCGATCTTGGGTAAGTTCGAGTGGTAATAACATTTGTTAGGAGTAATGAACATGAGTATGAATACATTGAGTTTGAGCAACATAGTTGTTGGTGAAGACTTGCAGAAGTCTCTTGATAAGGAGGGGTTGAAGTTGACTGGCGTGTACGGGATGCTTGACCCTGTGGTTAGCCGACTGGCTTCGTTGAATCCACTGTGGACTTTTGTTATCAACAACAGTGGTTTGGGTATGAGTAACACCCGAGTAGCTTGTGGGTTCTCGGTCAAGCTAGATGGTGAAGAGCTAGGCACTATCGGGTTGAGTTACATGGGTCAACGCGGGAAGGTTATCGCTATCTGTAACGATCGTATTGGTAAGGGCAGACAAAGATCGGACTCGTATCGCACAGTGGATGCAGATAAAGCTATCCTCATGGCGAAGAAGATGTTCGGCAAGATGAATCCCAACGAGCGTATACAGAAGGCTAAGGATGCGGCAGAACGTGTAGTGTCTCGAGCGAGCTGGAACAAAGAGCGTGAGCGTACTCAACACCAAGCCAATGTCAAGAATGAGATGTTGGCATGGGCTGAGACCAAGGGGCATGCTATGTTCTTGGAATACCTAAAAGCAGAAGCGATACCCTCGCTTAGACATAAAGTTACTGTCTCTATGGAGAAGGTAGAGTTACTCGATACTGAGATGAAGACTATCGAGAAAGTTCAGGAGGACTTTAGTAATAATAAGACTGCATTGGTGGTTAAAGATACAGGTAAGTACCTAGTCAGAATAGGTGACAAGGTAGACCTATACGATGATAATACGCTCCCCGTGGATATGCGTATGAAGATGGGTATGCTTAAACTTGTGGAAGATGAGCAGTATCTCACCGATGTGGGTTGCAAGGTGACAAGTGAGATATTTGTATTGTTGGTTGATGAGCTAACAAATGTTAGCGAAGGAGTATGAGATGAACGAAGAGATTAAATATAGCTCAAAGGCTATCCCCCTACGGGGGCATAACGACCCCAAGTTTAAATGGATAAGTGCCGCCAATACCGATGTACGCAGAACATGGCGTAAGGCTCGCTTGCTTATACGCATTACCAAAGGGGCAGCGTATGAAAGCCGTACTTGAGTTCACGTATCCACAAGACGAAGGCAAGCTCAAGCATGCGCTAAGAGGTGAAGAGTATTACCTAGCGTTGGTTGATATTAAACGGACTACGAACTGGACTACTGTACAAATGGAAGAAATGTTGGACAGGATTTGTGAAGTATTAGATGGAGTGCTAGAAGAATGAATGGGTTTGTAAACCGACAACTTCAACTTGGAAGTAAACAACCCACGCACAAGTACAAGCTATGCAACAAATGCGAAGAGATGAAGCCCCCCGAGGGGGGGATTGAATTGTCACCGCAAAGATGGTCGTGTGCTAGATGTTGGGCTAACAGAGTAATCACAAGGAGTTTATTAAATGCCAAGACCTAAACCGCCTGAGAAACTAATAGGTAGACAGGTACGAATGTCAGACAGACATTGGTTAATACTGCAACAGCTAGGCGGTGCGCAATGGCTACGTGAGCTATTGGATAAGAAAGCACCGATGCCTAAGAAATATTACGAGGGAATACTAAATGACAACAGGGATTGAATATCTAAAACCGGAACAACAAAAGAAAGGGCGGGGGCTTGGTAAGAAACCCGCACTATTCTGTACGAGCTTGCGTCTACCAAAGGATGTGATGGATTACTTCAACACAAACTATGCGTATACAAAGCAAGCCAAAATGAGAGAAGTTCTTACCGAGTACGTTAACAACCAAACAGGAAACAAATCATGATCGAATTAGCAATACCAAAAGTAACCAAGTCAAAACAAATCCGTGACTACGTTGCGGCTAACCCAAAAACTACGTCTGCTGACGTAGCCAAGGCGATAGGCGTAACCCCTGCTTATGTATCCACAGTAATGTGGAACGCAAAGAAGAAAGCCAAGGTAGCAAAGAAAGCGAAGAAAGCTACGCTTACATTACCCAAGCCTAAGTGGGAGCAGTTGGGTTTATTTAGCTCAACTAAATCCCTAGGGCAACTTGCGTATGAAGCGGGTGTAGGAATGGCAAAGGCACGTATGGAAGGACAACGCCAGATAGAAATGTTTGAGCCAAAAGCCGACCCGGTCAACAACCCTGCTCATTACACAGTAGGTGGAATCGAGACGATCGACTTCATCGAAGCTAAGAAGCTCGGGTACAACCTTGGCAATGTGATTAAGTATCTGACTCGTGCCGACCACAAAGGCAACAAGATGGAAGACTTGCGTAAAGCGCAATGGTATCTGACACGTGAGATCAATTCACTCAAGTGACGTCTAACAAATGTTAGGGTAACCACTAGCCACCTTCGGGTGGCTTTTTTACGTCTGTACTATTGACTTTGTCAAATCTTGTGTTACTATCAAGACTCGAAAAACTTCTTGGAGTATCAGATGGAACATTGCTCACAGTGTAAGCAGAAGATTAGAAAGATGAACCCACACCACATGTGCAAGAACAAGGTTGCCATGCTTGAGTTTCTCGGGAGAGCAAACGATTGGGTTTTCGTAGAAGCCGGAAGAGGGGCAGTTGTCAACGGACAAACTAGCCGAGCCCCTTACAGAGCGCAAGCTCATTGCAGTGTATTGGTATGGTTTGGGTTAGCCGAGCATGGCGAGCGCAGATCAGGTATGTACCGCATCACAGAAGATGGCGTTAAGTTCCTTAAAGGCGAACATACAGTGCCTAAGATTATATGGAGTAGAGAAGGCGCTATTGTCGATCGTGATACCACAATGGTAGCAATCGGTAGCGTTAAGAACGTGATACTCGACAAAGAGTATTGGGACAACTACCCCTCATATCAAAGGCACTATGTCGCAAACCCCTGAAGCCAAGGTCAAGGCAAAGATCAAGGCTATCTTAAAAGCCCACAACATCTACTACGCTATGCCTATTGGTACTGGCTACGGCAATAGCGGTGTGCCTGACTTCCTGTGTTGCGTGAACGGCAAGTTCCTAGCGATCGAAGCCAAGGCGGGTAAGGGTCAAGCGACCGCCCTACAACTAAAGAATATGCAAGCGATCAATGCGGCTGGCGGTTACACGTGCATCATCAACGAGAACAATCTCGAAAACCTAACAAATGTTATATCGGAGTGCATGCAGTGAATATCCTAACAATCGACTTCGAGACATATTATTCCCGTGAGTTCTCCCTAACAAAAGTTACCACGGAGGAATACGTTCGTAGCCCTGAGTTCGAAACTATTGGCGTAGCCGTACAGGTCAACGATGGTGAGCCCGAATGGTTTAGCGGTGATGGTGAAGCCATGCACCAGTTCCTCACCCGATACGATTGGGCTAACAGTTTGGCGTTAGCGCACAACGCCCCGTTCGATGGAGCGATTTTGAAGTGGGTCTACGGACTCAGCCCCAAAGGTTGGCTTGACACTTTGTCGATGGGTAGAGCCTTGCATGGTACGCAAGTAGGCGGTAGCTTGAAGGTGCTGTCAAACTTCTATGGGCTTGGTGAGAAGGGTACAGAGGTTGGTGATGCACTAGGTCTGCGGCGTCAGGACTTCAGCCCCGAGCAGTTAGCAAGCTATGGTAAGTACTGTGAGAATGACGTTACGCTTACGTGGGAATTGTTTAACGCAATGTCTGCTGGCTTTCCCGCAGTTGAGTTACGCCTGATTGATTTGACTGTACGCATGTTCACCGACCCTGTGTTGCAGTTAAACGGAGACCTTATCAAAGACCATTTGTTGCGGGAGAAACAACGCAAAGAAGAACTGCTTGAGAACTTCGACAAAGAAGACTTGATGAGCAATATAAAGTTTGCAATTATCTTGGAAGGCTATGGCGTAGTACCCCCGATGAAAGTCAGCCCCGCAACAGGCAAACAAACCTACGCGTTCTCTAAGACAGACGAAGAGTTTAAGGCATTGCTCGAACACGACAACCCACAGGTTCAATCTTTAGTGGCAGCGAGATTGGGTACTAAGTCTACGATAGAAGAGACAAGGACTGAAAGGTTTCTTGGCATCTCTGAACGTGGCTCATTGCCTGTACCTCTACGCTACTATGCCGCACACACAGGGCGATGGGGCGGGGATGACAAACTCAACTTACAGAACCTACAACGTACATCTCCGTTGAAGAAGGCAATCATTGCCCCGGACGGATACATGATGATCGATTCAGACTCATCACAAATTGAAGCACGTACGCTAGCATGGCTTGCGGAACAGGACGATTTAGTTGACGCATTTGATCGGGGCGAAGATGTATACAAAATCATGGCATCTGCTATCTATGGCAAGGGCGTCACGGAGATTACGAAGGACGAGCGATTTGTTGGTAAGACGACAATTCTTGGATGTGGATACGGCATGGGTGCGAAGAAGTTCCAAGCTCAACTCAAGAACTTTAATGTGGCGATTGACTTGGATGAAGCAACACGGATTATCGACACGTACCGCGCAACGTATCCGAAGATTACTGAGCTATGGAAGTCTGCGGCGTCAGCCCTCAAAGCCATATTACAGAATCAGCAGAGCACATTAGGCCGAGGCGATATTTTAAAAATCGAAGGCAATGATGGGATTCTTCTGCCCAATGGTTTGTACCTACGCTATCCCAACCTACGCATACTTCAGAACGACGAAGGTAAGTCTGAGCTGGTGTACGACACCAAGAAGGGCAAAGCAATTATTCCAACACGCATTTATGGTGGCAAGGTAATTGAGAACGTGTGCCAAGCGTTAGCCCGTATTGTGATCGGTGAGCAGATGCTCATGGTTGCAAAGAAGTACCGAGTCGTGATGACTGTGCATGATGCCATCGCTTGTATTGCACCCAAAGCAGAAGTTGAGACCGCTTTGGAGTACGTTGAGATGTGCATGCGCACCCGCCCGGATTGGGGTATGGAGTTACCACTTAACTGCGAAGCAGGATATGGAGCAAGCTATGGGGACTGCTGATGCAGAAAAGAAAGCACTAAAGGCCGCTAAAGCTAAAGCGTATCGAGAAGCTAATAAAGAACGTATAGCCGCAAAGAAAGCCGCCGATGCAAAAACGGAACATGGTCGTGCGTTAGATAAAGCGAGGGGTGAGCGATACAGAGCCGCCCATCCTGAGCGAGTACGTGAACTACACAAAGTAGTAAGTGCTAGACGCGCGCCCATAGCAAAAGAAGAAGCTAAGCAGAAACGAGTTGAGCTAAGGGATAGCTACGTGGCACAACTACTTAAAATGCCAACCGATTTAGTGCCGCTTGAAATCATTGAGGTTGAGCGTGTTCGAGTAAAGATTAAACGGAAGATACAAGAGTTAGACAATCACCGCACTGAGAAAAAATGTAGTACGTGCAGGGTGTACAAACCAATAATTTCGTTTAGTAGAAGTTGGGGAAATAAAGACGGGCATACGTACGAATGTTTAATTTGTAGCAGAGAAAGAAAAAGGAGGGATAGACACGAGAAAGGACTAACATACACACCAAGAAAGTTTGACGAGTTTGGGCGCAGGGTGAAACACACCCCCGAAGAATTAAAAGCTGCCAAGATAGCTTATTACTACGCAAATATAGAAACAATTCGCGCAAAAGATCGCGCAAGAAACAAACAAAGGAAGAGAACATGAAACACATCAGCGAATTAACAGTACAACTATCTGACCTGTACGAAGGACTTAAGAACGGTACGGTTGAAGTAAAAACCGCCGCCGAGATGAATAACACTGCGGGTAAGATTATCCACACACAACGAGTGCAGTTGGAATATGCGGCACTTCGTAAAGAACAACCGGACATTGCGTTTATGAAAACCAAAGCTAAACCAAAGGTCAAAGAAGAAGCATGACTTGGCCTTTCCCGCCATTTCCAAACCCCAAGGACAAGGGCACTCATGTGCCCAAGTTCAACCCTGACAACCATGAGGATGCACCGGTATGACAATAATTGACAGAGGATGTTGGGAACGTGGGTGCGCTTGCTACGATAGCCGAGTAGCTGATGAAACTGTAGAGGTTGCACCACGTAACGACGTATTAGAAGAAGTAGCCAAAGAGTTTGATGCTATGAAGTCTCTCGGTGATACTGCCGCAAGCTTTGCCGCTTTTGTGCGGGGGATGAAGCGATGATTAAGTACGACGGCTACGACGAAGCAATCATAGGCCCAGCGAGCATTTGGCGTGACAGTACTATGGTATCCGTACTAGTTTACGACGCGGAGAAGATACGAGAAATCTTGATGCGAGACGGCATGGATGCCGAGGAAGCGCGGGAGTTCATTGAGTTCAACATTGAAGGCGGCTACTTAGGAATTGAAACACCTGTGCTAGTTTGGCCTAACGATATATGGGATGAGTCATGAGTATCGTTTGGTCATTCAGTAGCCTGAAAACATTTCAACAGTGCCCTAAGAAGTACTACCACACTAAGATAGCCAAGGACATTGTTGAGCCGGATACACAGGCAACACTGTATGGAAAGACAGCTCACACTGTGGCGGAGGAATACATCCGTGATGGAACCCCGATCCCTGAACAGTTTGCGTATATGCAAGCTACCCTAGACGTCTTAAAAGAGATCCCCGGAGATAAGTTATGCGAAGTAAAACTTGGGTTGACGAAGAACTTAGAGTCGTGCGACTTCGATGCTCCGGATGTATGGTGGCATGGGGTAGCGGATTTGGTGATTATCAATCGGACGACAGGGACAGCACACTCCATAGACTACAAGACAAGCAAGAGTGCGAGATATGCGGATGTGAAGCAACTCGATCTTGTCGCTTGTGGATTATTCGCCAAGTTTCCGGAGATCAAAAGGGTGAAGTCGGCTCTCTTGTTTGTAGTCAGCAAGGAATTCGTGAGGGCTATCCACCATTCGGAGATGATGCCAAAGTACATAGAACCCGCCGCCCGAGACGTAGCAAGAATTGAGGCGGCGTTAGATAATGGGGTATGGAATCCAATCCAAGGCCCACTGTGCAAGTTTTGCTCAGTGAAAGAATGTGAATACAACAGGAACTAACATGCCCTACGTAAATAAACCCCGCCCGTATAAAAAAGAATATCAGCAGCAGATTGCTCGTGGCGAAAGCCCAGATCGTTTAGAGCGTCAGCGTGCTAGAGAAGGTATAGATAAAAAGAACGCAGACAAAAACAAAGATGGACGTGCTGACGTCCGCGAAGGCAAAGATGTTGCTCACATCAAGGCACTATCTAAAGGTGGTACAAACGGGAACGGAGTTAAGCTTCAAACCCCATCAGCCAATCGCTCATTCAAACGTGCGTCAAATCACAAAGTCGTATCAGAAGTAAGCACCAAGGAACGTAAGAAAAAATGAACCTATCAGAGTATACGTGGCCTCGTCCCCCGGGGTTTACGCCATTCGAGCATCAGAAGACAACATCAGAATTCCTTACAATAAATCGCAAGGCATTTTGTTTTAACGAGCAAGGCACGGGTAAGACAGCATCAGTTATTTGGGCAGTCGACTACCTCATGACCATTGGATTAGTGAAGCGTGTATTAGTAATCTGCCCCTTGTCGATTATGAAGTCGGCTTGGCAGAATGATTTGTTTAAGTTTGCCATTCACCGCACCGTATCAGTCGCTTATGGAGCCGCACGTAAGCGCAAAGAGATTGTGAATCTTGGTGCCGAGTTCGTTGTCATCAACTTCGATGGTGTGGGCATCGTCAAGAAAGAAATCATGGCGGGTGGGTTTGACCTTATCGTAGTGGATGAAGCGTCAGCCTATAAGAACGCACAGACCGAGCGTTGGAAAGACTTGCGTGATCTAACAAAAGTTATCAAGGGCTTGTGGATGTTGACGGGTACGCCTGCCGCACAGTCGCCTGTGGATGCTTACGGATTAGCAAAGCTTGTGAACCCCAAGGGTGTGTCGCCTTTCTTTGGTCAGTTCCGAGACACAGTGATGATGAAGCTCACTATGTACAAGTGGATACCCAAACCAACTGCACAACTCATCGTTCACAAAGCATTACAACCCGCCATTCGGTTTGAGAAAGCCGACTGCCTTGATTTGCCGCCCGTTACATTCGTTGAGCGAGATGCACCATTGACACCGCAGCAGTTAAAGTTCTACAACATACTGAAGAAGCAGATGTTGATTGAGGCTGCTGGCGAAGAAGTATCAGCAGTTAATGCTGCCGTACAAATTAACAAACTCTTGCAAATAGCTGGAGGTGCGGTGTATACGGATACGAACGAAGTCATTGAGTTTGACGTGAGCAATAGGCTCAACGTAGTGCAAGAGGTAATTGAAGAGTCAAGCCACAAGGTGCTTGTGTTCGTTCCGTTTACGCATACGATTGAATTACTTGAGAAGCACTTGCAGAAACACAATATTACATGCGAAGTAATTAACGGCTCGGTTCCTGTAAACAAACGCTCAGATATTGTCAAGCAGTTTCAAGAGCAACCAGAACCAAAAGTATTAATCATCCAACCGAAAGCGGCGTCACACGGGTTAACTCTAACTGCCGCCAACACAATTATTTGGTATGCTCCATGCACAAGTGTTGAAACGTACTTGCAAGCCAACGCACGTATCGACCGCCCCGGGCAAGTTAATAACATGACAGTCGTACACATTACGGGTAGCCCCATCGAGGCTAAGATGTACACGATGCTTCAGGGCAATATCAACAATCACCAAAAAGTAATTGATCTATACAAGCAAGAAATTTCTTCGGAAACTCTTGACAATGTAAAAAGTTAGAGTACACTTGTATTTGTGTGGCAGTGGTAGGCAATGGGTTAGCGCCATTGTTGACTGTAAATGTTTTGAAAACACTGCTTCATGTGAACTGCTACTGCCGCACACCCAACCATTAGGAGAATCAGATGGACGAAGAAGTCAAGGATAGAGTCACCCCCATGGACTTAGCAGTGCTAACGTCTATCTACATCAAGATCAGAGACAAGCGTGCCGACAACAAGCGCATGTTTGAAGCTGAAGACAACGACCTCAAAGAGCAAGCGGAAGTGTTAGAAGCACAGATGCTTGATATATGCAAAGACATGAATGCTGATAGCATTCGCACCCCACACGGCACAATCATTCGCTCGGTAAAGTCACGGTACTGGACGAACGATTGGGATTCAATGTACGACTTCATAGAGGAGCACGGTGCATTTGGCCTGTTAGAGAAGAGACTTCATCAAACAAACATGAAGGAGTTTTTATCTGAGAATCCCGAAGTTCTACCACTTGGCCTCAATGTGGAGAATTCTTATTCCGTGGTAGTTAGACGTTCAAAGGAAAAATGAAATGAGTAATCTCACAATCATCAACGAAGACTTGCCCGACTTCCTGCAATCAGCAGGTGTTAGCGCACTTACAAAACAACTCGCCGGTAAGACTGGCGTTAAGCGCATCGTGCCCAAAAACGGAATTTTCCGTAAGACGGTTGGCGGTGAAGAGATGGGGAAGGTCAAAGGCAACTTGGACGTCATCATCGTTAATGCGTCCCCTGCCGTGGGTCGTATCTTCTATGCAAAAGCATGGACTCCCGATGCCGAGCCTACTGCGCCCGACTGCTTCTCTAATGATGGTCGCACACCTGATGCGGGTGCAGAGAACCCACAAGCTGAGCGTTGCGACAACTGCCAACAGAACATCAAAGGTTCAGGCATGGGCAACTCTAAGTCTTGCCGCTATTCACGTCGTATCGCTATGGTGTTGAAAGAGGATTTCGGTACTTCACTCGAAGGCGAAGTCTATCAAATGAACTTAGCTTCTAAGTCGCTGTTCGGCGAAGGCGCGGGTGAAAACACTCACACCTTTGAAAACTATTCTAAGTACTTGTCCAACAACGGCAAGAGCTTGGACTACGTTGTTACGCAGATCAGCTTCAACGAAGAGAACGACAACCAATCTGTGTTGTTCACGCCGACTGGCTACATTAACAAAGCGCAGTACGCTGTGACTAGCGAAGTAGCTAAGAAACCTGAAGTGCTGAAGATGGTCGTTATGACACCATACCAAGCTGACATGGCGGGTAAGCAAGCCAAGTTAGAAGCGCCGAAAGCCGCCGCGCCTAAAGTTGAGTCTCCTATTGAGGAACCCACTAAGCGTGAAAAGAAAGCTGACCCTAAGCCCACAGTTAAGAAAGACCTTGACTCTGTGGTGAAGGCTTGGAGCGACGAGGATTAATATGCCCTATGGTTACAGCCAAAGCTTGGTGTACGCAAATAGAAAAGCAAGCATCAAGTCTTTGGGTGTGGCCTTGGGTCGTGTTTGTATCCGCGCAAACATCAGCGTTAGCGAAGTTGCAGGAGCCTTCGGGGTAACTCGGATGACTATCTACAATTGGTTCAAGGGGGATTCTGTCCCCTACCATAGCTACGATGAAGCCATTAGCGATTACATAAACCATACCCAAGCCACCATCCAAATAAAGTAAAACATGTCATCTTTCGATCTACTCGATACGGTACTGCCACCGGAAGGGCGCTACTGTGTGATGGGGATTGGTAAGTATCCTGACCAAAATTTTGTAGATACTAAGGAAGAGGTTGAAGAGCTAGCGCAGCAGTTTGTTAAACGCAAGATTGACGTATTCTTTGGATGCGCCAAGTACGGATCGTTAAACAACCGCACCCATGAAAATGCTAAATACTTCCGTGCTCTGTGGATGGACATTGACTGTGGCCCAACCAAAGGTGTACCCGACAAAAAAGGCATTATCAAGGGCTATCTCGATCAGCAAACGGGACTCGACGAGTTCAAGAAGTTCTGCATTGCGGTCGGCTTACCAAGGCCAATACTAGTAAGTTCTGGTTACGGCATACATGCGTACTGGCTACTAGAAGAAACAGTGTCTCGCCGAGAGTGGGAGCCACTAGCCAACAGGCTTCGTGAGTTGTGCGTTGAGCAAGGGTTGATTGTGGACTCCTCAGTTTTTGAGGCTTCACGTATCCTGCGTATCCCCGGCACATTCAATTTTAAGCAGGAAGAGCCTAAAGAGGTAACAGTACTAAATGAACTGACGCCTCGCATGACATACCAAGAAGTTAAAGACTTGCTTGGTGCGCCTGAACCAAAGGACGATGTACCCGATTTCATTCCGCGCTCAATGAGCCCGATGATGGAAGCACTCATGGGTAACAAGGTCAAGCGGTTTAAGACGATCATGATGAAGGGTGAGGGTGGGTGCGCCCAACTTAATCACTGCTTTGAAAACCAAAACGATATTGAAGAACCGTTGTGGCGCTCCGCTCTTTCTATTGCAGCTTTCTGCGTAGATGGAGACAAGGCCGCACATAAACTGTCGAACAAACATGAGGGTTACGATGCCGTAGAAGTTGACAATAAAGTTAACAACCTACGTAGCAAAGGTGGCCCACATCACTGCGCGACATTTGCAAAACTCAATCCGCAAGGTTGCGAGGGTTGTATCCATAGAGGCAAAATTAAATCGCCCATCATGCTCGGTGTTGAGATTGAACAAGCCGAAGCAGAAGATAACGAATATGCCGTCGAAGATAAAGACGGTGAGGTTGAGATACAGCATATACCAGAGTACCCGTTTCCATTCTTTCGTGGGAAGAAGGGTGGTGTCTATATTCGCCCCGAGAGCGAAGATGACGAAGCCGAGCCCAAACTTGTGTACGAGCATGACTTGTACGTGGTCAAACGCATGCGTGACCCTGAGCTTGGAGAGATAGCTTTGTTTCGTTTGCACCTACCGCATGACAGTGTCCGAGAGTTCAGCATCCCTACGATGGGTATCTCGTCACCCGATGAGTTGCGCAAACAGTTGGCACACAACGGAGTTGTAGCCCACAAAGCACAGTACGAATTACTTGCAAGGTATGTTGTTTTCTTTATTAAAAATTTGCAATACATTAAAAAGGCAGAAACCATGAGAACTCAGTTTGGTTGGGTTGAGGGGAACAGCAAGTTCATCCTTGGTGATAGAGAGATTACAAAGGACGGAGTGTTTTATAGCCCGCCGTCAAGCGTTACAAAAGATATTGCCGCAAAGTTAATCACCAAAGGCACGATGGAAAAGTGGAAAGAAGCGTTCAACATGTACGCTAGACCGGGGCTTGAACCTCATGCGTTTGCCGCACTTACGGCATTTGGCTCACCACTGTTGAAATTTACAGGTCTTGAAGGTGCAATCATTAACGTGATTCATCCTGAGTCTGGTTCAGGTAAGTCGACAGCGTTGTTTATGTGCAACAGTGTGTATGGTGAACCCAAAGGGTTGACCTCTATGTACAAGGATACGTTCAACGCAAAGATGCACCAGCTCGGCGTGATGAACAATCTGCCCAATACCATTGACGAGATTACCAACCTGAGTGGCATGGAGTTCTCTGACTTGGCGTACAGCATCAGCCAAGGCCGAGGCAAAAACAAAATGAACGGTCAGACCAACACGTTGCGTGTTAACAACACTAGCTGGCAAGGTATGACTTTGTGTTCAGCAAATGCCAGCTTCTATGAAAAGTTAGGTGTGGCAAAGAATACGCCCGATGGCGAGTCCATGCGTCTGCTTGAATACAAGATCGAGCCCAACGGCATCATCGAGGTGCAAGAGGGTAAGCAGATGTTTGACCACCAACTGCGCGAAAACTTTGGGCATGCCGGTGAAATCTACATCCAATGGGTTGTCAATAACTTGGAAGAAGCTATAGCGTTAGTGCGCAAGATTCAGGCTCGGCTTGATAGGGAAGTACAGTTTAATCAGAAGGAGCGATTCTGGTCAGGCGTGTCGGCTTGCAACATAGCTGGTGGTTTGATTGCATCTCAATTAGAACTGCACAACTACGACATGAAAGCTGTATACGACTGGCTTAAAGGCATGCTCGGTGAGATGCGGTTTGAGATACAAGCACCAAACTCAACACCCGTAACAATCCTTGGTGAGTTTGTTAACGCCCACATTATTAACGCTTTAGTTGTAAATGGTGAGGTTGATGCTCGTAGTAACCTGCAGTCTATGCCTATGCTTGAGCCCCGTGGAGAGCTGCTCATACGCTACGAGCCAGATACCAAAGAACTCTTTATCGCGGCCAAACAATTCAAAGACTTCTGCGTCAAACAACAAATCAATTACAAGACCACCTTGAAAGAGTTGGGTAATGCCAAGATTTACTTAGAGGGTGTGAACAAGCGAATGTCCAAAGGCATGAAGGTTGTATCCCCCGCAGTTCGGGTGCTGAAGTTTGACGCATCAGCCGCCGAGTTCTTACAGATGGATGCCTTTGTAGCTAAAGATGAAAATCGAGACGGTGTCGTATCAGATTGACTGGTCTAAATTCCGACGCGGCTATTCTTTCTTTGTACCCTGCATTGACGAGAAAGCCGCCCGGGAAACAATTGCGGCAATAAGTAAACGGTTAAAGATGGCTACTGTTACGAAAGTAGTTATAGAAGAAGGCATAAAAGGTTTGCGCGTGTGGCGGGTTTAGGCTACACTGATTTTGTTAGCTACCGCAGTTGCTGACATTTGTTTCCTTGAGTTTCCTCTCCTCTTATCCCCAGCTAATCACTGGGGATTTTTTTCGGCTTTACGTTTAGTTGCCATCTCTTCGGCTCGGCGGTCTAAACGGTCTTGCAATTTATCCGCAGGCTCCCCAAGAATCGAAACATTTTTTTCTGTAATGGCTACACCGGCGCGAGAACTTGCACGTTGTTCAGCCTTCTTAAGAAGTGATTCATAGATTGCATCGGCATCAAGTCCAAACGCTGGGTACTTCTTATTAAACTTAGCCACTTCGTTTTCAATAATGTCGTCAAACTTTTCATCCCCCGCATCAGTTTCTTTACGCTTTTGGAAATCAAGCCTGTTTAATATTAAATTACGTTGGTTATTAATTTTTTGTTCAATACCAGAATATTTAAACGCTGGGCCTTGAGTTGCCGCAAGAATGTCAGGACGGAAGCCAATGGCTTGACCAATTATTTCACCCGTCTTCACATCGTCTTTACCGACTAGCTCAACACCACGACCGGTCTTCATACCTTCATCTGCGTATTTGTTAGCAATCACAAGGTTACGGACTACGGCAGGGAGCATACGCTCCAACATTTTCTGATAGTCACCCATTGCGTAAGCATCGTAGGCGTCGGCAAAACCAAGTAACAGGCTTGCGGTTGGGCCACCAAAGTGATCCAACATAAAGGCGATTGCGCTTTCTCGGGAAGTCTTAGTCTCTTTACTATCTCGGCCCCACAAGTCAGCTAAGCCAACACGCGAAGCAATATCTTCCCCAGTGATTGCATTCAGCGGGCCACGGGTAATTAAGTCGCTTACGGGTACGCCGCCAAGCTTGACGTCACCTAAGTTCTCAGGAAGGAATACTTCAAAAACCCAAGTTTTAAAGTCAATATCTTTAAGCTCTTCAGGCCAGTCTTCATCAAGCTCTAGCTGACTCCAAGCCCACCCAGCAAGCCCCATAATGGGATTGATTAGAGCCATGTTTGCCGCACCCGCTAAGAGGAAAGAAGTGCCCATCATGCCGAACAACTTAGTAGCTGCTTCTTTTTTGCCTTCTTTATTGAGGAAGGGGAGCATCCTTTTAAAGTTAGTCAGCATCAACAAAGACATCTGCAGTGGGTACGTCTTAAACTGGAACGCAATCTTACCAATACCTTGTTGCATAAACCGTGGGCGGTTTGTAACGTCGTAGTTACCAAGTGCTTCGTTAGTAGAGTCAACTGCTTTTTGAACAGCGGTATCGTAATCAAGCCCCTGCTTCTTACCTAATCTATACGCAGCTAGATAGACGGCCTCACGACTTAAACGCTCAGTGTTGTGCATCAGAGCGCCGACCATCAAGTTTGCAAGGCGTTTGCCTTTACCTACGACACCTTCAAACTGCTCGGTGGACATACTCTTGTAGCCCCACACCAAAGAGGCATAGGTTGACTCAGACACACCACGCGAAGTCATCTCACCAATTGCCTTGCGCTCGTCAGCAGGGAGGGTTTTGCTGTTAGCAATACTTGGCGCAGAGATAGAAGTTGTGCCGTCTGGGTTGGGGCGGAACACGCTGTACTGGTTAACTAACGTAGCCATCTTTGCAAGCTCAGTAGCCGCGCCTGTGGCGTTGTTGTAGTTACCAGCAAGTACAGGCAAACCAGAAATGAATACGCTAGAAGGCTGAATCAGCGCCGACGCAGCAGAAGACAAGTACCAGAAGTAAGATGCCTTGTTTGCAATACCAGCAACAGATTCACTTAATGAGCCGTGAGCGCCAGACAGCGCCATGTTGACACGCTTTTCAGCTTCTTGCACAAACGGAGATAATTCTTCACGTTCACTAATTGAGTCACGCGCCTCTGATAACGCGAGGCGAAGTTGCGGTGCGTACTTTAAGCGTGCTAACTGAATGGATTGCTTAGAGGCAGTAGTTGCAATATTGCGCTGCAAGTCTGTGCTAAAACCAGCCCGACCTTTACGATGGGTAAACTGCCTACGGAAAGATTGCTCTGGCATTGTGGTCAGATAGATTTGGTAAACCGCATCTTTCAAACCTTCTTTAGCTTCGGGCGAGCCCATGTCTTTGGCGTCAATTGCCGCAAAGACTTCCTTGAGCATTGTGCTAGCGTCTTGTGATGCGGCACGTAACTCTTTTAAATCATTACCTTGCACAAACTTTCCATCGGCTATTAGCTCAGCTAGGGTTGTACCCCGTTCCGCTGCCATTTGCTTAGCCGCTTCGTTGCGCTCTGCGCGAGTCTCAAATAAATAGAACTGACGGTTGTCACCGGAGTCAATAGCTAAGAAGAAATCACCACGGCGCACTAACGGGAAGAAAGGTCTAATCCGTGACTCGGCTTCAAACGTCTTACGCAAGACAGCCATCAGGTTTTTCTTTTCCTCGGGGGACATGCCCTGCATGTTGCCTATCTGCTCGTCTAATATGTCGGAGTACAACTCAATGATTGACTCGTAGTAGTCCCGCAACTGCTTGTACATGCGTTGACCAACAGAGCCGAGTGCTTTGTAGTCGGCATCAAGTTGCTTGCTACGTATACGGGTGTTAGTGTCGGACGGGTCTACCTCTGCTAACGTAGTGCCGTACACAAAATCTGCAAACTTTTTGCGGCTAAGCTTTGGGTCTTCTTTAAACCCGCGATTCAAGGAATCAATTACTCGCTCAGCCCCGACCAAAAACTGCTGAGACATACCTAACATACGCTGCAGTTGAGTGTTAGCTTTGTTTAGAGCAGGTATACCCGCATCAGCGGCCCACTTAGCCAAGAAGTCAAACGTGGGTAGGCGCACAGTAGCCTCTAGCCTTGTATACCCTAGGTCGCTAGTTACGTTAGCCAATATTTCGCGCACAGCTTTGGGGTCACGTGCCAACTGCATCAACTCAACATTCTTAGCCGCATCGCCCTCATTAGACAGACGCACTTTTTCTTTTGCGATCTTTACGTCTCTAGCAAGCTGAAGCGCAGAACGCTGTACTTTACTGTCGGCTTCTTCGTTAAATTCGGGGGGAGTGAACTTGCCCTTTTGCTGGAGCGAAGTTCTTCCCATTTCAATTGCCGTGAGCCTTGTGCCAAGCATCTTGTCAGTAATGTCGACCAGATCAGAGAACGCAGTAGCATCGCTCTGCTTAATACCAAACAAGTCACGGATGCTATTAACAAACGTAGAGAACAGGGTTGGCTCTTTGCGCACGCCCTTTACGCGCATCAAGAACTTTTGGAACTCAGGGCTGGACATGCCGTAAGCCAAGAACTCATAGGGGTTCTTAAATATGTCGTAGCTGTCTGTTTTGGGGTCGTAGGTTCTACTAACAATATCGTTAACGTCTTCGTCAACCATATCAAGGTACGCCAAGTCTTTGTACTCCTGCTCGGCACGCTTCATTATGTCGCCCATCTCACGGATGAACTTCTGAAGACTGGCGTTTCTAAAACCTTTCAGTAGACCTGCTTGAATACGACTAGCTGTTGCTGCGTGCAGCAATTCGTGTAGCACTGTTATGTTATTTATGCCTTGTAGGTCTCCAAAGCTACTACCACGCACGTATACAGTACGTTCTTTCTGGCCCGGCGTATAAACAAAAAGTCCACGCGCTTCTTTTAACTCTTCAAGAATATTGGCTGGGGTTGCATCACCCTTCTCAACAACCACGAACTTAACGCCGACCATAAAGTTGCGGATGCGCTGAGCTACAAACCGCTGGAACAAATTGCCAGTCTTAATAACTTGTGCAATTGCTTGTGAGCCGGTGGTTAGATTGTTAAATCCTGTGTCGGGCTTGTCTACCCTACCTGCGGCAGAACGTAGCTTTTTGGGGATGTCCTTTGGATCAACATCGTCTTCAAGCATCTGCTTGGCACGTTTACGCACCGCTTCAGGCGCAGTCTTATCGTTTGCAACCTCGTTAATATACATTGCTGCATTTGCTACGCTATCCTTACCCGCAGGTGAGTTGTACGTTTCAAGCGCCGACTCCAAAGCATTAAGTTCTACTTTAGTCTCGCGGTCTAAGTCAACAGCGCCATCTTCTGCTACGGCTTTAGCTGGTCGGCCTCGGCCTGTAGAGGTAAGCGCTTTGTCAAGCTCAGCTTGGAACTTAGCAATCTTTACGGCATCGTTTTTATCTTTAGCCTTAGCCAAATTGACAGCCGCAGTTGCTTGCTTGTTATTGTCGTACGTTGCAACTACTTCGCCATTAGTAACGTGGTCAAATTTGTTTTCGGCGTTCTTTGTGACTACATGCGGTTTAGGAGCAGGTGGCCGACCACGCCTACCTTTAGTTACTGCTCCGGCTGGTGGTGCTTCTTGTCCTTCTTGCGTTGTTTCGATGGTTTCAGAGGTTTCAGGGCCACTTATGTTTCCTTCTTGACGTTGAGTTATTTCTGTTTTTACGAGGTCGTATTCAGCATCGCTAAGACTAGTATTAGTAAGTTCTGTGTCAAGCTGCTCGTCTGATAACGCACGGATTGTATCGAGTGTAACCGCCCCACGAGTTAACGTATAGGGCGATGGCTTTGTTTCTGCGGGTGGCGCTTGTACGTATTTGCTAACGTCAACATTTGGAAGTTGAGCTTGTATCTCTTCTGGCGTTTTGCCCGTTGCAAGTAATCGTTTAACGCGAATGCCCTGTGCAATTTCTGTAGCGCGTTCTTTTACGCCCGGCTCGTTTGCGTAGTCTTGTATTTCTTTAGGACTAGCAAAAGCTTTGCCGTCTTCTTTAGCCGCAATTAGGATTGGGTCTTCATTACCAGCAAATTTTGTTGAACCCTTTTTATATGCGTCAAACATGCCTTGATACATGTTATCCACAATTGCATTGCCGGTACTGCCAAATGCGGCTGTTAGATTGTCTAGTGGAGCTTGCTCAGTTGTTTCTCCAACAGTAACTCCTGCAGTAGTCTGTCCAGCAGGAACCACTCCACTTGTGACAGGCTCAACAACTCCTCCGGGGGGGAGCCCTGTACTGGACTGTCCAGCCAAATCAACGCTTTCTCCACTTGGAGTACTGATAGGTTCAACAACATTTGCTGCTCCTCCTGTTTCTGTCTGCGCAAGCTCATCTGCCTGTAACTCCTCTTGGGCTAGCCTTTGTGCGTCAAGCACCGCCTGTTGTGGGTCAACACCAGCGGCAATTAAATCTTGTGTAATTTCTTCTACACGACCTTCAGGTATTTTAATAGCCGCAGATTTAGCTTCTGCTTTTAACTGAGCATCAACTTTGCGTGTGGCAATACCCTCGGCATTTTCTGCGGGTATACCCTGCTGTAAATTAATTTCAGTAAGCGCGGCAATCCGCTCAGCGCGTACTTGTTCTGGCGTTGTTGCCGTTGTTTGCGTAGCAGGGGGAGGGGGAGGCGCTGCCTCAAACAACTCAGAACTTAAATCTTTGCCTTCAGTAGTTTTAGCGGCGATCTTGGTTTCTTTGCCAAACAACTCAGAACTTAAATCTTTACCTTTAGCGCCACGGTTACGCGCACCTGTAGCTACTTCAGCAAGGCCACCGGGGAGGTCTGCTAAACCTTCAACAAGAACGTCTAAGGGCTTGTTTTCGCCTGTTAATATTTGCCCGCCAGCCTCGCCAGCCATGCCGGAGCCAACTTGAACACCAGCTTCTTTTGCGCCAGCCGTAACCGCTGCTTTGCGGGATATACC